CTATAATTAGTAAAGCCCATTGTTTGGCTATATGCAACCACATTGACATTACTATAATTTGTGTAGCCCATTGCGGTAGTATATGATGCAGCATTGACGTTGCTGTATGCATACCCAGGTAACGCAGTTAGTAATGTACCACTGCCTATAAATGATGTAGCTAGTATATTACCAGTTGCATTAACTGTGCCTGTGTTAACCCAGCCAGCAGATACTGTTACATTACCAGTAGCTACTACTAAATTGCCAAGTTTAACGGTGTCGTACACAAGATTAGTATCTGCAAAGTTTACTAGCCCTGCACTAGGTTCGGCTACGTTACTAAAGAACTTCCAAGTATTATCTGCATAGTCGCGTACCAATCCTGTATGAGCATAGGTATTGGCCGCTAATGGGCCGCCAATGAAGTGACTGTAAAAACCAATGTCATAGTTATATGGGTACGTGTTTGCTGAGAACAAATATAGTAGAGGATCATTAACTTGTAGTATGCTAGTAGTCTGTGAAATAATATTAGCAACATATAAGTTACCACCTACCCAAAGGTCTTTCTGAATAGCTGCGCCACCTGCTACTGTAAATGCACCATTATTAATTGCCGTTGAATTCTGTCCGCTTGATATATTAGATGTAAATGTGTTTATGTTAAACGCACTTACGTTACCCGAAGTATTAATAAATCCAGTACTTGTAACCCCACCTGCTAGGTATGCAATTACGTTAACATTACCGTAATTTGTGTGACCCATTGCGGTAGTATATGCGGCGGCGTTAACATTACTATAATTAGTAAACCCCATCGATTGTGTGTATGCAGCCACATTTACGTTTGAGTAATTTGTGTGACCCATTGCGGTAGTATATGCGGCGGCGTTAACGTTACTGTAGTTAGTAAAGCCCATTGTTTGGCTATACGCAATTACATTAACATTACTGTAGTTAGTAAAGCCCATTGTTTGGCTATACGCAATTACATTAACATTACCAAAGTTTTGATAACCCATCGAGGTTGTGTATGCCGCAATATTAACATTACTATATGCATATCCCGGCAATGATGTTAATAGTGCACCACTGCCAACAAATGTTGTTGCTAATACATTACCTGTTGAATTAATGTATCCACCAACTGCTAAGTTACCTTGAATTGTTACGGTTGGTGCCGAAAATGTATTGGCTGTGCTTAACCCGTTAGCAGAGAATGCCTGTGTAGTTCCGCCATAATTAAATATTAGTGCTCCATTAGTTACACTAAGCTGACCGCCTCCGAGATCTAATGTGTTAGCATTTAGATATGCTGTATTCCAACGCAACGTCGGACTGCCTAAGTTATATGTTGTGTTAGCACTAGGTACTAGATTACCTTGAATTAATATTTGGTTAGTGTTAACATCTAATGTTAATGCTAGCGCACCCGAAGATAACCCACCTACTGTAGTTAATTTATTAGATAATGATCTAACTTCAATAACGTCACTTGATAATGGTATTTCAGAGAATGTAATCACATTACCTGTTACATTGTACGCAGTAGTTGGTTGTTGTATAGTACCGTTAATACTAACTAGGACACCTGCTGTGGTTGCATTAGATGAAAGCACATAAACATTGCTTGTGCCATTAGGGTTAATAATCTGAGATGATAGTGCCGATGACCCTGGGTATGCCCATGCTGTACCGTCATACACTTCTAATAGATCAAGTTCTGTATTAAATCGAGTATACCCAACCAATGGTGATTGTGGTCTAGTTGCTGTATTACCTGATGGTAGTCCTATCGCATCTGAACCTGCAATCTGTACTACTCCAGTACCTGGTGGATCAATAACAATATTGCCATTAGATTCTGTTGATGTTATTGTATTGCCTACCATAGCAATATTACCTAACGATATATTTGGTAGACCAAACGTACCTGAGTATACTGCCCCACTGATATAAACACTATTGCCTGTAAAGCTAATAGGACTTGCACCATTGTATGGTGTATTATTACTGTTAAAGTTTAAGACACCGGACTGATAGTCAAATACCCATAGGTCGTTATTACCACTACCTGTAGCGAATACCTGTGTGCCTTTACCTGCTACGTTGGCCGCATTGCCGCTTGGAGCAATATAAACTTTGATCTGATATGTTGAACCAAACTCCGGAGGTACCCAAAATGTTCTGCCTGTTTGCCAAGTCAGTGTTGGTGTTGGGATACCTGCTGTACTGATACATTCTACAGGAAATGTAGTTGGATAAACTGTTACTACACTACTGTTACTACCGGGGATAACATTGGTAATTGAGCTAGCTTGTTGCCATATCTTATCGCCACGTATTAATAGTGGACTTGCTACTGGTTCATTGGTCGCATCGATATTGCCAGCTATATCTGTCTTAGCTGCACCATAAACTATCTTCTTCCAAAGGTAGTCTACTTTTTGACTATCTGATGCGTTTTGAGCCATTATGACACCGCCAATGTTGTTACTGTTTGTCCGCTAGCTAATGCTATACGGATTAATGCTACGTTATTTGTTGCTGATGACATACTAACTGTTCCTAATGTCATTGTATATGTTCCACTTAATGCTACGTTAGCTGATATTAATGCGCCACTACCACATCCATCTGAGCCATTGCCGCCTGCCCCTGTGTTGCTACCTGGCACTCCGCTACCAGCATAACTAGTTGAGGCTGTTAACCATCCATTGAGTCCGCTAGTTGTATCAATTGTTGTACCTGGTGCCGCTACCCATAAGCCAGCAATACCGGCTGGTGCTATTATATTTAAGTTAAAGTTTGAAACACCAGTACGTTGGAATCCCATAGTAAAGTATTGATAGCTTGTGCCATCACTACTACGGTCTGGTCCTACTGGTAAGTACCCTGTGCTATAATTATTAGCAGACCATTTTAATACACCTAATCTAATAGTAGCTTCTTTGGTACCTTGTACACCTGGGTCTGCTGTTTCTGTATAGACGTTTGGTGTAGTCATAAAGTTTGTTAGTCTCGCATACGCCGGTGTATGAATGGTATTAGCTAAAAAGTATGTGCTACGCACTGCTGGGTTCGTATTAGCTGATGTGTTTGCTGATATAGCAATTTCACTAATACCTGATTGTGCCGCAGTGTGTACTTGAATGTTTGCCGTAGTGTTAAATGCTGCCGTACCTGTGCCGTTGACATTTGTAGCTACTAATGTAAGATTTGCAATAGCCCTAACTGATGCTTGGTTGATTGCTATTGTAAGGTTAGCTGTTGCATACGGACTAGTATTACCGGTTCCTGCAATTGGCGTGCCGCTACTTAACATTGCAGCTGAGCTGTTACTTAAGTTTACATAAGCATGGGTATTAGCAAGGATTACATTACCTGTACTGCCTTCTAAGTTGTATCCGGTAGCTGTAAACACAACGTTAGCAGTGTTGTTCCATGTTTGACCAATCCAACTATTAAGTGTAATATTTTGCCACCATAGTTGCGGGGTACCTGTATTAAAATACGGTATACCTGAAATGTATCTATATGTGCCAGGTGCTTTAACTGCTAGTGCACCTGCTGTCACTGTTGGTGCCGCTGTAACATCATCTTTAATAAATTCAACGTTGCCTACTACTCCTGTAGTAGTGTGGTTCATACCAAAACGATTAATACCTACAGGTATTGCACCACCTTGTCTAACCACGTTGGCTTCAAAGCCATAGTATAGTCCAGGGTAATATGTACTTGTGGCAAAGGTCGTTGCTACACCTGCTGATGTTAATAGGTTGAAATCACTAACTGCTATCAACCCAAGGTTACCTGATATAGTTGAAGTCGATGTTGCAGCTAAATTAACGTTACCTGCTAATGCTCCGTTGAATACTGCACTTACATTACCAACGTTGGCTGTGTATGCAAAACTTGTTGTTACATTACCTGCTGTAGTAACTAAAGTAGTACCTGTAGCTACTGTTCTGTTTACTACAGCGTTTGCTGTATATGATGTACCACCTGTATTATCAACTGCACTAGCAGACAATGTAGGGTTAGTACCTACGCTACCAACAAATGATAACACTTTAGTATTCAATCCAGCCGGTGGTGCAATTACATTAGCATAAACTTTCAATGCTACGTTTGAGTAAAGTGGAAGTATTGCAGGGTTCGCTACGTTATCTGTTAATAGTGCCAGGTTAACTCCGTAAGAACCAGATTGCGAATTGCTTGTAAATATATGACCAATATTACCACCTAATACACCACCCGGTGATGAGTTAGTTGCTATAGGTGTTGTATTACCATCACCCCAGTTAATTGACCAAGTAACTGTAGCAGTATTTGTATTTGTTGATGTATTCAAAAGGTAAATTACATTACCTTGGATAGCATATAGGTTATTACCTGTTAAGGCTGTTCCGTTAGTTGTTGTATTGTAGAACACTTGTCCTAAACTTGGGTTGGCCCCATAGATAGTAATATATCCAGATATCGCACTTGCCGCCACGTTGCTAGGATATGCACCATTTGTGTTTGTAGCTGTAACTGCTACTGTGAATGGTGTACCTGCATTAGTAGCATAGGTATGCACTGAGGTTGTTGAACTAGTTACTGTGTTTGCTGTGCCATCACCCCAACTAATTGTATATTGATTAATATTACCTTGTGGTATTAGTGTTAATAGAACTGCCTGACCTGCTCCGCCTGCTGTGGTATTAGCAGTAAATCCCACAGAACGAACAAAGGTATTAGTAAATAGATTTTGTGTTACTGAGTTTAAAATATCAATAGCATCAGTAACTGTGGTCGCTGTAGTGAATCCTAAATAGGCTGCGTTATTGCCTATCAGGCTAGTGTCAGTTGGTGTACCTAATGGAATTGTATTACCTGAGTTGGCTCCAGAAATTTGAGCATCTACATAGGCTTTAGTTGCAGCATCAGTTGATGTAACTGGGTAGCCTACATAGTTAATTACATTATTACCAGCATTAATTGTTGAGTTGGCTCTAATTGTTAAATTGCCAACAGTAACATTACCTATTACTGTTAAGTTACCCAATGTACCAACTGATGTAATATTTGGTTGTGCGTTGGTTAATAGTGTACCTGTTACATTAGATGCAATGATATTAGTTGTTAATATATTGCCGGTAACATTTAAATTGCCTAGTGTTCCAATAGTTGTAATATTAGGTTGTGCATTAGTCAGCAACGTTCCAACTATGTTACTAGCTAGGATGTTTCCTGACACATTTAGACTGGTTAAGATGCCTAAACTAGTGATATAAGGCTGATTAGGGTTAGTTAATTGACCCGATACGTTACTTGCTGTTAAAGTTGATACTGTGATGTTAGCAGCATAGATTGTACGCCAATAGTTAGTAACATTACCTAAATCGTATTGTAGGTTACCGGATGTTAATATGTGTCCGGTATTGGCTAAGATGTTGCCTGTTACTACTAGGCTTTGTCCAAATTTCGTTGGGTTAAGTTCGTTTATGCCTACAGTAAATGCGGCAAAATCCATATAGAGCAGAGTACTACCAGTATTATTAGGACTGCTGTTTGTGCTACTGGTAAATTGTAAATCCGTGCCTTGTCTATCTAAATTAGATAGTAACGAATACCCCGGAACGCGACTGATTGCCATCGATTAACCTCTCTTCTAATATTTATCAGAAGCGTTAAGCGGCTGCTGTGCTAGCGAAATTGTGTAAAATTGTTATTGCTGCGCCATTACTTGGAGCACTTGTAAATTGAATAGATGCATTACCTGCAAAAGTATAGTTTGTACCCGGTATTTGATAAACCGTGCCAGCAAACACAATAACCTGTGCTTCCTGACCTGCATTATAAGTATAACTCATATTTTGAAATAGTACCTGAGTTCCTGTACCAACAAAACTTTTGTCAGCTACTACAGTAACATTGCCCTCTCTAGCAATAGGATATGCACCATATGTACCAGCTGTGTTGCTTCCCCAATACTGTAACTTGTTAGTATCTGTACGATATTGTATCTGCCCGTAGGTAGATGCATTTGGAGTAATGGTACTAGTACCAGTAGGAATACCAATCGCATGGCTAGCATTTCTTGGTACTGAGTTTTTAATCATGCGTCCCATATTAGATTCCTACATAACTTACTGTGGCATTAACTACTGATCCAACTGAAGCGTTAGCACTAATTTGATCATTATTGCCTAATACTAGTTTCTCCCAATCTGCAACATAGGTATCACCTGATGCTAGTTGGATATTTGCATAAATCTGTGTACTAACGTTAGCAATACTGCCCGGGTTAGGTACTAGATAAACGTTTAAGAAAACAGATGAGCTGTTTGTATTACAGAAGTACATAGTACTAATCACTGTGTTGCCAGAGCTAACATAAATGTTACTTGGACTTGTTGTTAATAATGTGCTCTTAATTGACATGGGTTATTCCTATTATAATAATATTGAAAGACCCAATGAACGAGTCTTAGTAATTAGTTCTTGTCCTGCGGCTTGGCTGTTTACAACGTAAATTCCAGTTACACCGCCACCTACTGTTGATGCATAGATAATAGCATTACCCGAGCTTTGTGCAGGTACCGTACCTTGGTTAGTTAACTGTAAATTACCATTGAAATTAATGTTGGCCACATTAGACCATATTTGATAGCTGTAGGTGTTTAAGTTACCACCTAATGACGGGGCAGGATCTGCTGATACTGATCCAATTGTCCCTGGACCGGGCGTTAACAAGTTAGCGTATGTTGTGCCATCTGTTGTAATCTGCCATTTTAAGAACGGCTCATACCAACGTAGAGCAACATTTGCTAATGAACCGCGATCAACTGCAATACCCGATACACCACCACCAGCAGTTACACCAGCACCAGTTTCACCATCATTTAACATGATGATATTATCTTTCAATGTAGTGTTTTGTGTTTCTAATGCAGTAGTATTACCTAATATAGTTAGATTACCGTTGATAATTACACCCTGTGCTGACGTAGTAGTTAAGGTGATGGTATCATTTGTATTAGTTGTTGTTATGGTATATGGAGCACCAACTCGTTTTACTAAGGCCATAATGTCTTCCAGTTTTTATTATTTATCACATCTAACAATACATAAAGACAAAAAAAATAGCACCCTAAGGTGCTATTTTGATTACTAATTAAATTAGTTTGTTGCTACGTTTGCGTAAGTTGCGTCTGCAGCACGTTGGATATCATAAACATATCTGTTGCCGTTCCAATCAGTTACTTGTTTGCTAGTAATATTTTTAGCATAGAACTGATAGGTTGCATTACCGTAACATGTAACTAGTGCCTGTCCAGCAGTTAGGTTAGCAATATTACCGTCCGTACTATTTACTAATGTAACTGTAGTGTTAGCATTAAAGCTAGTACTGTCAGATACGTCAAAGCGTGATTTAGCACGTTGTTTATATGCAAACCCGTGTGCATGTGTTGTACCAGTTGTGTCTGCGTATTGGAAATCGATTGTATATACACCGTTTACTGCATAAGGTGCACCAATTGTACCACCGACTTGATTAGCATAACCAGTATCACGGTTTGCTGTTTTTGTTTCTTTTATAGGACGTCCCATTTGTTTTTCTCCTTAAGGTTGGCGTTCTAGGCCTACGCAGTGGGGCTGCATAAACTCTCATTTAAGAGCGAACTAAGTATTTATCAAAAAAGGTTGACAATACCTGTTTAAGACTATATTATAACTATATTGCAGTTGAAGCTGATCGAATAGCAAGAGCCTCTAAAACTCACGGTAACGGGTTTGACTCCCGTCAACTGCACCGAATGAGCTTGTAGCAGAGTGTCACATGCGTTAGCCCGCAAGGCTAAAGAGGAAGGGTTAAAATCCATCCGAGCTCTCCAAATACTAAATACTTGTTTAAGGACAATTAATATGTTATAGATTGAATATCAATGTAAGGACCTAGTGTTTCATTTCAACAAAGGACACTTAACAGACCCAACAATTCCTATGTGGGTTATCAAAAGCCATGGTGTTACATTTTATGTAAATCATGTATCAGCAGAAATACCCTGGACTACTAAAGAAACTCCAGACAACGACCATACCAAAGGCAGTTTAAAATTTAAGAAGTGTAAACTTGTCATCGACTCAGATAACAATGCTACTATCTCTAAACTTGGCCTGTTAGATCGTAACTTACCACACCCTAAAGTAGTACATGCTCGTATCATTGCCAATGGTGGCGGCGCATTTCATCAGGCATTAAATCAAGGCGAATTTAAGTACAGTCCTATTAAACGTATTGTAGGTGGTTGTGGTAACAGTTTTATTGTCTGCGATCTATTAGACAAAGACGAAGTGTTAATTGCGGCTATGAAATACACAGGTAAGTTTCGTATCATGGCACCAAATGAAGCATACTATCAAGGCTATGATAAGAAACAAGACTACATAGAAGAAAATTATTACGGCGAGGACGAAGAAGAGGATGATTGACAAATTAACTAAAAGGTAGTATAATGGCTGTTCTTTGATAAAAGGAGCAGACTATGGCTAAGTTTTATAAGCATAACATTATAGGCAAATACAAAGCTGTAAAACCTGTTTTTAAAGGTGGTCTTACTAACTACACTAGCATTGATAGTACACGTAAATGGGTAGAGTATGCACTAGATATGCTAGATATAAACAACTTAATTTTAGTAGAAAAAGATTGGGACGTAAAAATGGACTTACGTTTTTGTTTAACTAAAGCAGAAAACAAAAAAGAATGGCACCAACAACATCCTAATTTTGATAGTAAACGTGCTAGGTTGTTGTACGATACTGTTAAACATTTGCCTCGTAAAGAAGCACAGCATAGTAAAGATGATTTAAACGACAAGTATTATTAAATTAAAACTGGAGGATATTATGAATAACGCACTAACACAAACAGTATTTGGTGATTTATTGAATAAAAAATTTACATTAGCTTATGTTTTGTCTATGTTAGATAAAATGGACTTATTGCAAAACGGACAGTTAGCTGAATTAGCTATTAGTAAGAGCTCCGGAGTAAAGCTGTGTAGTAAACTTACTAAGAATATTGATCTTGTTTCCGGTAAACAGATTAAACATGCTAGGACACATTTCCGTGACGGAAGGTGGCAAGCCACTATTAGTCGAAATACCACAGCACCGATGTTAGTTGTAATTTCAGAAACAAATACTAGCGAACACTACTATTTGAATATTCCTTATAAGGCACATTCACACATGTCAGGTAATACTATTGGAATTAGCTTTGGTGAACATGGTACTAGTCTTAACAGTCATTGGTGGAAATATAGAGTTAACTCCTACAATGAGTTGTGTGAATTAGCAAAATAACTAGCCAACAAAAAAGCCCCTTGCGGGGCTTTTTTATTTTGTTTCCTACTAAACCAATAAATCTTATTGGAATGAAAGATTAGAAATACCAATGCTTTCTAAGTAGTCAGCTGCATTACCAAGTGATGAAGCAGTGTTTGTAAGTTCAGCATAACCATAACGTGTCATGAAACCTACTACTGGTTCAAATGTACTTGGATCTAATACAACACCACTAGACATTAGAGGCACGTATGGGCAATAGAACGCAGCTGCATCAGCTTCGCTAGAACCTTTGTAACCTACTAATACTGATGTACCTGAAGCAGCATAGCTGTTCACGTAGATCTTCATAGCATTGTTTAATGTACCAACAAATTTAGTATTTGTTGGAGCTTCAAAAGTACCTTCTGTACTACGAGCAAAAGCTGAAGTAGTTGCAGATTGTAATACTGTTAATGCTTCTGGTGATACAACTGCCCAGTTACCAGCACCACGACGTGTACGTTGAGCAATCAAGTTAGCTGCGCGGTTAATTAAAACAGCAAGAGCAGCGTGCTCGTCACCAACGAATGTAGCAGTACCTGATACAGTAGCTTGGTTAAAGTTGTATGAGTTACCTGAAAGACTAGCTAATGAAGCTAAAATTTCTTGGTCAATTTCAACAGTAATTTCTTGTGCCAAAGCTGCCATGATTTCTGCTTCAACATCTAAACCGTGCATTGATTGTGCATCTTGAGCTGCCTCAAATGTCCAACGTGCGCTTAGTTTACGTGTTTTAGCTTCAACAACTTGTTTCAAGATTTGAACGTTGATTCTGTTACCTGGTACACCTTCAAGTGTTGATGTTGATTGTGCTTTACCAGCTGCAGAACCTGAGTATGCAGTAGCAATTTTGTACGGGCTTAACGCTTCGTCACCAGCTACTGTGCTGTCGCCTGATGTAGCTGAAACTTGATCAGCATAGCGTACACGTAGAGTGTGAATTTGTGCAACTGGACCTGTCATTGGTTGTACACCAACGATTTCGTTCGCAATAACTGTCGGCATTACTCGACGGATTACTGGAAGGATCACGCGGTTTAATGTTGCTACGTTACCTACTGCTGTAGCACCACTAGAAGCGGTTTCCATCAAGTGTTTCTTAGTATTTTCTAAGATAATAGCCATTGTGGTTCTTTTAGAACCTTGTAGACCTTCTAACAGGGCGTCTTTGGTCTCTGTCCAACGGCCTTCTAATAGTTGGGTTGTCATTTCTTTATTTTCCTTTAATAAAAGTTTTTACTACTTTAGCCCTGCTAAACGACGAATTTCAACAACATTGTTGTCAGATTCTACGTTGGTTTTAGCAGATTTATCACCTGTCACTTCTTTACGANNCTCAGCTAACACTGGCTTTTCAGCTTTAGGTGTAGCAGGAGTATTGTTTAGAACTGCTGGTAGATACTTATCGTATGCAGCCTGAAGTCTTTCAGTTTGCACACCTTCGAGTAGGCTAGACATTACATCAGCTTTCTCTTTATTTAATGTTTTTAGTAAACCATCTAGTGTAGCCTTACGGTTAACACTTTCAGTGATTACTCGAACTTCACGGTTCTTAGACTCAACAAGAGCTTCTTTTTCCGCAATTGCTTTTTTGCTTTCGGCAATGATAGCTTCTTTACGAGCTAACTGTGCTTGAAGTTTAGCAAATTCTTTGTTCTCATTTAAGTGAGTAACGGCAAATTCACTTGCAAATGCTTCAAATAGGCGACGTCCAAACATATTCTCACGAGCAGTATGAATGTCTTCTTTTAGTTGTGTCAGTTCTGAGCCTAGATTTTTTGCTACTGCTTCCTTAACAAGTTTAGCACTACGTTTAACAAAAGCTTCTTGTAGATCAGCTAATTTTTGTTTAGCTTCTGCTACTAGTTTAACTTTAGTTTCAACTACTGCACGCTTGTCTTGGTCAAACTCTTTGATCTCTTCAGCTAGAGCGTGGATAACAAATTTCTCAAGTTTAGCTAGGCTTTCCTTTTGAATTTTGCGATCACCGCGTAGTTCTTTGATCTCTTCAGCTAGTTTGCCAACCATAAAGTTGTCAAATTTACCTGCACTTTCAACCATGTGACGTTTAAATTTCACGCGGTCTTCGGTAAGAGCTCTTTTCTCTTCGGCAAACTCTTTAAGTTCGGCGTTGAGACTTTCAGTAACCATCTTGTCTAGAGCTTCAACCATTACGTTTTTGTCATGTTCGTAGCGGCCTGCGAATTCTTCACGCAATTCTGCGCGAATAGTTTCACGTGCTTCATTAATTTGACTTTCCCAAGCTTCTGTAATAGCAGTTTGAGTGTCTTCGTTAATGATGCCACTATCTAACAATGGTTTGATAGCTTCTAACATGCTGATCTCCTATTTAATTTTCAAATCTTTGATCAAACTAGTAACAGCTTGAGCCAAATATTTTTGTACTTTTTGATCTGCGCTGGCTTCTTTTGCCATTTCGAAAATCTTAGCACCCCCACGCATATTCATCAGTCCTTCGTAAATCGCTGTTGGATATGCATTAGGTGCGCTAGGCTGCGCAACTACATCGACTGTGACTATTTCAAAGTCACTTACTTTGCCGTCAGACTCACTTACGTTACCGCTACCACGTGAGCTAACACCAAGTTTTACTCCTGATTCCAACATTGTTTCTACTAACTTACCCATTGGAGTAGGAAGAATCTTTAATTTACCAAAGCCATTAGGTCCATCCATCCACATATCAGTAATCATATGTGAAACGCGGTCTAAATTAATCTTCAAATCATCAGGGTGATCTACTTCGCCTAAAACGCTGTAGCCACCCTTGATTTGTTCATTTAATGTAGAAACAGCTTTTTCAATCTCATTTACTGGGTATACACGCTCATTGTGGTTTTTAACACCACCTTGAATGAATATACCTTTCATGTAAAGATTCTTACCTTTGCCGTCATGTGAGTCCTCAGTGAGGATTTCCATTCTAGCACTGTCAAAGGTTAAGTTCTCTTTAAGATATAAAGCCATTATAGTTTCCTAATTAACGTGCTACTGGGCTAACTTTATTAACTGGACGACTACCGTCTGCACCAGCTAGTTTACCTTCTGCACCTGTTGAAGCTTCTTTAGTTTTAAATGCTGTTTTACCTGCATTTGCACCTGGTTTGTTTTGTGGGTTACTTACTAATTCACCTTTTGTTTTTACTGATGAGTTAGGAGTTGTACCATCTGGGTTTGCTTCTGATCCGCCTTTAGCGATGTTCTTAGCAGTACCACCCATATCATTTTTAGAAGCTACGATTGATTTAGTGTTCTTGTCACCTGATTGTGGTGTACGTGAACCTGTACCAGCCATTTTGCCTGAAGCATTTTTTTGGCCTGTATCAGCAACTGTATCTACGTATTCACGAATGATTGATTCTTCAAGGTCTTCTTCTTCCTCTTCGTCATCTTCTTCTTTATCTTCAGCTTCGTAGAATTCTTCAGCACCAACTTCTTCTGTGCCGCTTAACTCATCACCGTGAATGCCTGGGAATTGTTCTTCTTCGTGTTCTTCACCTGCCATTAAAGCATCAAATTCTGCTTTAAGTTCGTCAAGTGCTGACTCTAAGTCTTGTACACGGTCTTCAATTTCTTCTTCGCCTTCTTCTGAACCAAATTCTTCAGCGCCAAACTCGCCATCTTCAGCTTCGCCTTCTTCGCTGTCAAATGCTTGTTCTTCGCCTTCTTCTTCAGTCATGCCTTGTTCGTCTAGGCTAACTTCATCTTTGAAGCGTTTAACTTGGTTTCCGCCAACTTCTTCAAGATCTGATTCGTCCATAAGACTTTCGTAAATGTCACGTGATTTTTCTACAACGATAGTGTGGAATAACTCACGAGCTTTGTCGGTTTCATCGTTAATGATGAATTCAACTAATTGTTCGTATTTGTTGCTCATTGTGAACTCCTTAATTAATGGGGTAAGATTGAAAACTTACATTACTGTATGTTATGTAGTAATATTTAACAAATTTATTGCATTCTGGGGTTAAATGGGTGTTTTTTGATTGAATTTGAAAGATAACTAAGCAGGTCCTGGTTCAGCAGCTGGTGTTTTATACTGCTTACGCACCAAAGTTAGCTTTTGTTCGTGCTCTAGTTTGCGGATATCATTCATAATGCGTAGACGATTTAACTGTTTTAAAGTTAATTTTGTCTTACGTACATCACTTAACTTCAAAGCGGTATTGTCGTCTTTTTCTGTGCTGTATCCGTCAGGCTGAGGTTCAAAAATTTCTAGTATGTTCATATTATTATTTACCAAAAATTAAATCTACTAGATACCGCCGCCGGTATTGGCGCCACCTGGTGCTGTAGCCTGCGATGCTTCTGCACCTGCTGTTTCTGGTGCACCGCCTTCTACTCCGCCTTCTACGTCAGCTTCTGGTCCTAGTGCATCAGCATCTTGCTGTAGACCTGCTGTAGTTACTCCTACGTTACGCAGACCAGCTTGCGGTGCTTCAGTTTCTTCTGGTGTTGAATTTTCTTGTGTCCATAACTCATCGTTACGTTGCATTTCTTCTTCGCTTAGATCTAGATAACGCTCTAATAGGAAACGTCTACTTAAGTAAGGCACACCTTCTAACTGTGTAAATGCATT